TGAAAGTCGGTATTATAGCCAAATAATAGGTTAACTACTAAAGCAGTGGAATAACCGTAAAAATAATATTGAGACATAAATATTGTTTAAATATAAGTGTCCCATTATTAAAAATATGGCTGTAAGGGATATAAGACTAACGAAGTCATAGATAGAATTAAAGCAAACGCAATAAATGAATTTATATTATGTTTGAAAACACATATGAATCATACAGCCTCATTTGGCAAAAATAAAGGGATTATTAATTTAGAAGAAAATCATTGCGCTGAATATGATGATCTTGAAGAGATTTTATTATATTATTCTGAAATCACACATACAGACGCATTATATCAGTGGTTATTAGAAAATTCTAAAAAAACTGGTGAATTTATGGATATAGACATGCATATTTCTGATGATGATGAATATGCTATACACTTTGAGTGGTCTCTACGTGATTAAAACTTGAGATCTAAGTCCTAAATATTTTTCTTAACCAAAAATCTAGGTTAAGAAAAAACTGATTATAAAATTGAATTTTACATACGATAGTTCATGAATAATCCGGAAGATGGAATCTTATGAAAATGGAACATATGATAAAGAATATTTCAATACTTTACCTATTTTTGGTAAATACAAATATATTAAAGGAATGATCGAGACTGTCATTTCAAACATGCACAATAAAGGAGATTTAAATAACAGATTTGAGTATCATATATATAGTGATGGAACTATTAAAATACATGATAATATAATAGGTGATAGCTCTATTCGCGCTTATGAATGTATAAAACCTAACACGTTTTTCACCTTTCCATGTAAAGGTGTCGAAGTTGGAGAAACATATGCTATTCTATCAGAAATAGACTGTATAAAAATTCGGTCACTGATAAATGAATTGTTTTTACAATGTTGATAGATATAATGTTAAAAATAATTAAATGTTTCTTAACCTGTATATAGGTTAAGAAAATTTTTATTATGTAGTTTAATCCAATGACTTAATAAGACCTATATATATTTCCCCAAATTTATATATTTTTGAATTTTTAGACATTAATTCTTGTAATATTTTTTCATATTTAGATTTATATATAATATTTTCTAGTTTAATCTTTATAATTTGATCCATAACTCTACTATATTTTGCTTTATACAAATCAGAATTTATTTTATTACGTTTTAATTCCTCTAACATTATTTTATGTTTCAATTTAGTATTTTTCTTTTGCAATCTTTGAAATCTATCTGATTTTATATTCGCAATTCTTAAGTTTTCTATCATCATATTCTCAAGAAATTTATTTTCATAACTATTATTTCGACTATTATCTCTACTATTATCTCTACTATTACTTCTGCTATTACTTCTACTATTATCTCTGCTATTGTATCTATTATCACTAAAGCCACTCATATTACTGTATAAACTATTATTCATATTTTTAGCAGAATTATCCCTCATAAAACTATAGCTATGTATATAGCTATTTATATTATCTGTAATTGTAGTATCCGAATCATAATCATTATCATATGTAACAGATGACTCGCTATCATATGAAATCATATTTTATATATTATCTTAAATATATCTTTAAATATAGTCTTCCATTGATGGAGCTTTTAATGTTCTTAATATATGTTTATTATATTTTAAACATAATGGATGAAATATTTCTCCTAATAACTGAGACCATCTAAAAGGATATTTATATTCTTTTGAATATATTTGTCTAACTGTTTTTGCCGGATATTTAACTAGTTGATTATAATATTTATCCATGGTTTTCAATAATTCTTTATACCATTTTTGTGTAAATGGTGTGTTTGGTTTTACAATATAACTTCCATTTCCAAGTAATAAATTGTAATTCTCTTTCATTTTTTCATATAATCTTTTATTTTTAACTTTTGCAATATCATTTGGTTTTTCTTCCGGATATCCAATAAGCCATTTATCTTCATCATCATTAAGCTCTTTTAAAGCAATAAGAAAAGATTGATCTTGTTTCTTTATATCGCTATATGCTCCTCCATAAAAATGCATAAAGTAAGTTCTTAGATAATCAGATTTATGTACTGCTGATAGATACTCATATCCTGGATGTAATGGGTGGTCTTTTAATACATAATCATTTATATTAGCCATGTTTATAAAATGAACTTCTAATTTAGTATTTGGAAGAGTTTCGAGATTTTTTATTCTATTTTCAGTTAACATATTTTTTCCAGTCCAAAAACAGAATAGAATTTGTCTAGCATTTTTTTTGCCAATAGGAATTGCTGTCATTTATTATTACTATTTTATAATTTTATAATTATAAAATTCCTTGTTTTTCTTATATAATATCTTGTTTTTATAAATTTCAGTATTATTGTATTTGTCTATAAAAACTTTAAAATATATTTCTAAAAGAAATTATACATAAAAATAAAATCATTAACGGATTTGCATTATAATTTGTTGATACTCCAGCAGAAGGTAAAAGTGGCATATATTCAGTATAATTTGTTGATACTCCATCAGAAGGTAAAAGTGGCATATATTCAGTATAATTTGTAGTTTGGGAATAATTGATTTTATCTGAATTGATTTTATCTGAGTTAATTTCGTCAAATAATGTTTTATTCAAATATTTATAATATTCATCCCCATATTTATTATCAAAAATAATATCACCCCCGTAATAAGGTTGTTCTTCTATTGCTCCGTATTCAGTCATATTTAGATACAAATTATTATCGGGAAATTTTTTAATTTGTTGATTATAGAATTCTGGTATATTTCCCATATTATTTGCATTATATATATTATTGCTAAAATCAAAATCAACCATATTAGAATTTATCTGATAAACTGGATCATTATTATGTTTGATTATAATATTATCATTTATCGAACATAATCGCGGTGATATTGGATATTGTGTTGAACCTATCATTATATCAAGCGAGCAATCTAAAAAAATATTTTTTAAAAATTTTGAGTATGATACTTGAATATTATATATATCGTTATTTGAACCAGAATTTATAATTAACGCTGCTCTATTATTTGTGTCTTTGAATAAATTATTGTAAATAAGATGTCCAGAACCTGCAGCGACTCTTACACCCCCTCCATCTTGTACATTGTTTTGTAAAAATTTGTTTTTCGCCACTACAACATTATTACCATGTCTCAATGTTAAACTGCCATAACTTGTTTTAAATGTGTTCTTATGATAAATATTACCTCCTGCTTTATTACTTATAATTTCTATTTCACCATTACAATTTTCAAAAATATTATTTTCTATTACACTTCGTGATTGCGATAAACTTGTATTTGAAAGTCCAAACCGTATTGTTTCAAAACCATTACCACTACCTTTCTTTCTATTTATAAATATGTTTGAGTCTATGAGAATATGATCAGGAGTTCCGTCTTCGTGCAATACTTGAACCCATGGATTAAAATTTGAAAAGTCTTTGAATATATTGTGATCGACTCTATTATTATATTTAGTTATTGTTAATATTGGACCATCCCCGTCATTTAATGAAAATTCACAATTTGTAATCCTATTGTTACTTCCGTTTAATTTAATGGATCCATTCCCATTTGTAAAAATAATATTAGATAATATAATATACTGACCAGTTATCGAAACATTAACTGACCCAGAAAAGAAAACTTTACCATTATTTTTTGCTTTTATTATAATTGGATTTGCTAAAGTTCCCACGTTATCAATTTTTAAATTTATATTTTCATAAATTCCATCATCTAATAGAATCGTATTTTCATATGTGAATATTGGTAACGAATTCATACTTGATTTTTTAATTAACGATGTCATATTTATTTATAGTCTTATTTTATTTTTTTATTTTTTTAAACTTTTACTGTGATTAAAAATAAAAAATATTAAATAAAACTTAAAAACTGTTTGAAATTGTATATTTTTTAATCAAAATGCGATTAAAAAAATTTAAACACAACTTCTTGTATGTTTTAATAGCGTATCTTTACGAGAGTAATCTTTATCACACTTTCCACATTTATATCTTATATTTTCATTTTTATCTCTTAATCGAGCCTTATTTGTAATTTCTTTTGAACATTCTAAGCAATTATTCACATATCCATCTCGATTGTATAAATGTCTTGAGAAATTACTTATTTCTTTAACCGTATTACATAGTTGACATTTCTTCTCAGATAACTCAACAAATTCTGATTTTTTTTTCTCTTTCTATTTTACATTCTGTACATAGATCTTCAGGTGGATTTTTAGACTTTTTATTTCCAAATGTATTGATAGTTAACGTGGTAATATGATTGTTTTTACATTTGAATGACATTTTTTTAGTTGTCTGAAAATCTTCTAATAATGTTATCATTTCATAGTTATTTTTATTAAGAAAACTTATATAGTTATTATATTTGCTCATGGTATTAGATAATATAATATGTTTGTAAAATAATTCAATTTTATACAATATGTTTGTATAAAATTTCGAAAATTTCTCATAAAACAGGAAATCCAAGGGCCCCACCGCTAATTCTAATAATATTGTTATTAATGGCAGTAACAATAAATTGGAAAGTTTGTCCTCTGTTGTACTGAGCGCCAGAATTAGAAGAAACATAGGGTTCAGAATTAGAAGCATTTGCAACGGCGTCAGCAGAAGCTTCAGGGACAATACTAACGTTGGTAAGTTTTCCATAATTGGTGCTTCCAAGTGGGTCAAGGCAAACGAAATCCAAAGAATAGGAGTAAGAATGGTATCCAGTGACAGAAGGGATAGTGGGAGCATTGTACCAAGGGTTTACAAGAGAGAAGTAGTCAGATCCCATTTGCTGTAAACGATTGGTATTTTCATAGATAAGAGAAGTCTGAAGGATAGGGTCAGTAGATCCTGCAGGGGTAAAAGAGATAACTCCAGAGGAAATAGTGGGGGAAACAGTTGTGTAGTTAGACCATTCAGATTTGCAAGAAACATTTCTAACAGCAAAGAACAAAACTTTGATGGCATGTGAAAATCTGATATCAAAAGTTTGTTGAGTGTTTGTGGCAGGTGTAAATGACTGTAAAGGTGCTGTTTGAACCTGTTCGACGAGTATATCGCGAGGTGCGCAGGCCATTCTCTTACGTTCATCATTGGAGACAATAGCGTAGTTAGACCAAACCTGGCATTGACCAACTTGGGGAGCAGCTACAAGATTTGCAAGAGAAGCCTGAGTGTTAACAGTTCCTTCAGCAGTTCCAACAGATTGAATCAACAAATCAGACCAATCACGGAAACTGAAGTTAATACGCATTTCATTGTAAGGAAGAGCCGCAGTTGGAAGAGCAACACCACTATCACGAGCATAGAAGAAAGGAAGGGGAAGGTTGAGTGTATTTCCAGAAGATACTCCTAGAGTTTCACCGGGTCCAACAGGGTCAATCAACTCAGAAAGATTTCCAATCATATTTTGATAACCATTTTGTTTAGATGCGGGGACAGTGAAGGCAGACCAGAAATCAAGATGGTAACTGTCGAAACGAGCAGCAACCAAATCGTTAAAGGTGATAGCACATTCACGGACAATGTTATGCATAAAGTTTCTAGTCCATCTGATGGAGATGTTGGAAGAAATAGCAGAAGCAGTTGTGGCAAGGGTTACAGAAGGAACTTGAAGACGAAGCCAGGATTGAAGAAGATAATCACCAGCACGAGAAATACTTACGGACCATTCCTGATTAAATTGAGGGGTGCCAGATGCTCTTGAAAGAACGACGGGTACCTGGGTGAACCACGTGGATTTACGGGTTTCCCTGACAAAATAAGCAGTAGCATCGGGACCACCATACATGTATTTTTCGATTTCATCGAAGGTAGCTAGATCAATAAACCCAGAGGTTACGTTAGATGTGCATATAGAAGACATTTTATATTAAAACAAGAAATAAAAAAATTATTGAAAAAATATTAAATAATGTATTAAAGAAAATTTTTAGATTTTTTGTGGATAATAATCATTTTAAAATAACAATTGTATATAAATTTAAGAGTAATCAATTAAAAGTATCAATTTTGTTTATAATTAGATGTTATTTACCATTATTTATCGATTATTTTCGTTTATTTTATTCCGAGACTACTCGAGTAAACCAAGTTCCATATATTTCTTTCTTAAACCAATTTACACCCTTGAAGATTTAAAACGCCGGAAAAATAAAATTGATTTTTTATTTTTCATCTCAATTTAATTATCGAGAACATAAATAAAGAGATATGTTAAGGCAGAGCTATCGCG